AACAATTTATTAAGGATTTTTTCCAAAAACGTGAGTACCAATACACATTCTGCTTTGTATGCGCAATGTATTTTATTTTACAATTAATTTTTAGAAGCTAATGAAAGATTTAATCGACTACCAAAGATTTCAAATTGAAGCTTTGCAGAAAACAGTTTGCAAATTGAATACAATGCTATCACAATTAGAAACGTATTGCTTCGAATTAGCAGATTTAGATTGCCCTGCTGATTACAAAACAATAATTAAACAACAGATTTATCAATTAAAACAAGAAAACAATGCCTAAGACAGAACTAACATTAGCAGAAAAACTATCTAAAATTCAGGTAGAATTCAAATCAAACAAAAGCAGGTTTAATAGCTTTGGAAAATATAACTTTAGAAGTGCTGAAGATATATTAGAAGGTTTAAAACCATTTAATGAAAAGTACGGTGTTTACTTTACTATTCGAGAAGAAGTAAGTGTAATATTTGAAACAACACCAATACTAATTTCTACTGCTACTATTCACGATAACAACGAAATTAACGAAATAGAAGCTACTGCAATTGTGGGTGTAGATTTACAACAGAAAGGAATGCAAGTACCACAGCAATTTGGTTCTGCTTCAAGTTATGGTAAAAAGTATGCATTAGGTAACTTGTTACTAATTGATGATACACAAGATGCTGATGCTACTAATACAGGTGGTGCAAAAAACGCAACAACTGAACCGGTAGATGAAAAGAAGTTTTTAAATAAAAATACACCTGAGTTTAACAAGGCTATTGAATATTTAAAAAATGGTGGTAACTTTGCAGCAATAGAGAATAAATATAAAATGAACAAAGAAGTACGTTCTGAACTTTTAAAAATCAAGTAAAATGGAAAAATTAAATATTTTAGAACAATTAAATTATTCAATAGGTTTTATTTTACATAGAGAAAAAAAAATAGTTGAACATAAAAATAAATTAAATGATTATATTGGTAAACCTTTTTATGTAACTTTATTAGAAGGTATTAAACATATTAATGAAGAAATTATAATTGAAAAAAAAATGTTATTAGATACATTTGAAAAATATAATAAAACTGAATAGCCAACAACATAAAAAAAAGGTAGGAAATAAATAAATAAATAAATATGAGTACATTAATTAATTTTAGTTTAAGGGTAGATAAACTACCAAAAGAGAAATTTGTAATTGGTAAAGATGGTGCAGTTTTTTACAACGGCACAATATCAATTAGTGATGAAACAAATCAATGGGGACAAAATGTTTCTATTACTGATTCACAAACACAAGAAGAACGTGAGGCTAAAAAAGCTAAAAACTATCTTGGAAATGGTAAGGTAGTTTGGACAGATGGTAAAGTAACAACTGCTACAAAGCAAGAAGTTAAACCTGCAGGAAGATTAAACGGTGATATGGCTGAACAATTTAACGCAAGCCAATATGATGACGGATTACCGTTTTAAATTTAATAGGGTAGCGTAAAAGCTACCCTTTTTAATATAGAAATAATGGACAATAATTTAATGGTAACGGTTTCAGGTGGTAGAAGTTCTGCTATAATGGCAAAACATATATTTGAAAGTGAAAAATATTCTAAATATAAAAAAGTATTTGTTTTTTGTAATACAGGAATGGAAAGACCTGAAACAATACAGTTTTTAAAAGATATAGAAAAATATTGGAAAATTCCAATTATTAAAATTGAAGGTGTTTATTCAAAAGAATTAGGAACAGGAATTAAATATAAAATTGTAGATTGGGATAATTTAAATATGAATGCTTTGCCTTTTTCAGAAATGATTGAGCATAAAAACAAAGGTGTATTTAGTGGTTTACCTAATCAGGAAGCACCATACTGTTCTGAAAATTTAAAAACTATTCCTGCTAAAAAATTGTGTGATGATACTTTTGGTATAAACAACTATAAAATAGCTATTGGATTTAGAAAAGAAGATATGCCTAAACGCATTTCTTGGCCTGAAATTAAAGAACAAAAACAAAAAATATATCCATTATTAACAGATTTTCAAACTCCTATTTCACAATTAGATTTAAACAGATTATGGAAAAAAGAAAAGTTTAAATTACAAATTCACGGTAAATATGGAAATTGCGAATTGTGTTGGAAAAAATCAGATAATAATTTAATTGAAAATATTATTTTTGGCACAAGGTTTATAGATTGGTATAAAAATGAAGAACAAAAATATAATAGCAAATCATTTAGAGGACATAAATCAATTAATGATTTAATTAAATTATCAGAATTACCAAGAAATTTAAAATTAGAATTAGAAACAGAAGATGATTTTAACTGCGTTTGCAGTTTTTAATAAAGACAAATGACAATAGACAAAGACGCACACAGATTAATAATGCAATTGTATGAAGAAGAATGTTACATAAACCCTTTAGAAAAAATAGAATATCCTTTACCTGCTATTTCATTTGGAACTAAGCAATTTGAAACAAAAGATGGTGTAATTGAATATCCTATACCTGTAGGAACTTATGGAAATTTTAGCTTTGTACAAGCACCACCAAAGAGTAAAAAAACGTTCTTTATTAGTTTACTTTCAGCAGTATATTTAAATGATGAAATAAATGGTATATCAGGTGATTTAAAAGGCAATAGACAGGGTAAAAATTTAATTCATTTTGATACTGAGCAATCGAATTTCCACGCTTCTTTAGTCTTTAAAAGACCTATGGAAATGAGTAGCAATAAAATAGAAAACTATCACACTTATGCATTAAGACAATTAGGGGCAAAAGATAGAATAGATTTTATAGAATATTGCTTGTATGATAAATTAGAAGGTAAAGATATAGGTTTAGTAATTATAGATGGAATTGCAGATTTATGTTCAGATGTAAATAATATTGAAGAATCTAATTTAGTAGTGCAGAAGTTAATGAAATGGACAAAAGAACTGCATTGCCATATAGTTACCGTTATTCACTCTAATTTTGGGACTGATAAACCGACAGGGCATTTAGGTTCAGCATTAGAAAAAAAAGCAGAAACACAGATTCAATTAGAACTTAACACAGTCAATAAAGAATTAGTAACCGTATCTTGTAAAAGGAGTAGAAATACAAGTTTTGAAAACTTTAGTTTTAAAGTAAACAAAGCAGGTTTGCCACAAGTAGAAGGTAATTTATACGATGTATTAAAAGGAGTATTTTAAGATGATAACACTAAAAAATAAGATTCAGGAATTACAAAACGAAGCAGCACGTATGGAATTACATTGGTGTGATAATCGTGAAATGCTGCATTACTTTAGAACATTACAGGCTGATTTACATTTAATTGAACGTTTGTGTAATAACGAATCTAAATTTAATTACCTTGCGCTCGAAGATTTAATGAACGGATTACGTGATAAAGATGAAACGTTAACAGATATAACGGTTAATTTTCAAATTCAGCCAATAGTTACAGAAAGAAAAGAAGCACGTATAACTGCTAAAATGTATAAGCATTTACTTTGATACAAAAAATTTGCAATTTTGCATTTACTTTAAAACAATAAACTATGATTTTATTTCTTGTTTGCTTTTGTTTAATTTGTTTATTAGTATTTCAGTTTATAGACTGTGATATTATTATAACACCGATTAAAGGTGTAATGCTTGGTGCATTATACAATGACGATGATTTTGAAGATGAAGTAGAACATACTATACAAGTGCTTTTATTTGTAATTTCATTTTCTTTCGTATGGATAACAAGTGGCTCGAAAAAGTAGCACAACATCATAACGAATGGATTAAGATAATTAATACATTTGGTGAATATGATTTGGCTGAAGATATAGTTCAGGAAACGTACATAGCTTTGTATAAATATGCTGATGCTGATAAACTATTAGATGCTGCCGGTAACGTTAGGAAGGGTTATGTATTCTTTACTTTAAAGAGTTTATTTTTTCAGTTCTATAACAAGAAAATGAAAGTAAATAAAGTATCGATAGATGAACAGTTTACATTATTCGACAATTCTAATTTAGAAGAACAGGAAGCATATAATAACATTTGTATGCTAATTGATGCAGAAATAAAGCAGTGGCATTGGTACGATGAAAAGCTATTTAAACTATATCGTGATACTGATATGTCAATGAGGGATATAGCTAAAGAAACAAATATTAGTTTAATATCTATTTTTAATTCAATTAAAAACTACAAAGAAATTTTAAACACTAAATTTGGTAACGATTACCAAGATTACATAAACAACGATTATAACGGAATTTATTAAAATTAAAAACTATGGCACGAGGTAGAAAAAAAGCACAAGGTTTAGGTGATACTATTGAACAAATCACTGAAGTAACAGGTATTAAATCAGTAGTAGAAAAGTTTGTAAAGGCAACCGGTGTAGACTGCAATTGCGACAAACGAAAAGAAACATTAAACAAGTTGTTTCCATATCACAAACCTAATTGTTTGGTAGAAGAAGATTACAACTATTTAACTGATTTCTTTGGTAGGTTAAAAGACCAAGTTTCAGTAATTGACCAATACAAACTAATCGATATTTATTTTCGTGTGTTCAATAAAAAAGTAGAACATTCAAATTGTGGTTCGTGTTGGCGTGATAGAATATCTGAACTAAGAAAAGTTTACAACGAATACGAAGTAGATGTACAATAGCTACCGGTTTCAACTGCCAATAGATTTAGAAACATTTAGAAAGTTAAATAAAGACAAACGTATATCTAACTTATTTAGAAGTTCATCAGTTGGTAAATGTTCTAAAATATTTGATGATTATTATAAATCAGTAAAAGTATTAGAACCGAGTGAATGGTATCTATTTTACAAATCAGTAATGGGTGTTTCAATCTTAAAAGATGTAACTTATAAGTTACTTGAAATAACTTCTTTAGATGAACTCACGTGTTACGAATACACTAAATTTCGTGTACTTGGTCAAACGTGGAATGGTATGCTAACTGAAATTAGTTTAATAAACGAACTTCAGGAAAAGTTCCCAAATGTGGAATTTAAAAAAGCAGCATACGAATTAGATGAAAACTATTTTACAGATTGGGAAGCATATTCAAAAGGTAAGTTGTTTTTAGGTTTACAGGTTAAACCAATTACTTATAAGTTTATGAATACACCTTATCAAAACCAAGCTAAACTAAATCACGATGTGCAGCGTACTAAATACAAAAATGAATTTAAAGTTCCACACTTTTTAATTTACTACGATAATGGTAAATTGCACGAAAAAGAAAACGTGGTTAATCAAATAAACATATTACTTACAAATTTAATAGAAGTTAATTTATGAAAGAAAACCCAATACAATTAGAGTATTTAAAATCAGTATTACTATCGCAGTTATTACTTGAATCTAACGAAAACTTGTTTTTTACAAAGCAATACAAGCAGCAGATTAAACACAAAATTAATTCTTTGAATAAAGATTTAGAAGAAGTAGTACGTACTGAATATGCAACTATTTACAAAACTGATGCAGAAATGACTACAAACATTTTAAATGCAATAGAAGATGTAATTACAAAGCTACAAACTTCTACTATAGATGAAATTGTAATGATTAACGCAGTAATTGACAAATACAAAGAAAACAAAGAATGGTTTGCTGAATATGCTGCTGCTGAATTTTTACGAATAGATGGCTAAAAAGCAAGAAACAAGATACTACCCTGCACACAAAGAACTAAATGATATGCGCATTTGCCACCAAAATAGTTTAGCTTATGTAATAGTTCCTGCCGGTAGTAATAAGTATTGGATTAGTAAATACAGTTTAAACGATTTACACAATCAGATATATTTAACAGAAAATAATGTTAGAACTGAATTTAGCCAATACGAAGCAGATAAAAAAATAATGGAATTATATTCCTTTCACGCTAAAAGATTTAAGAAATGACACCAAACCACTACGACAATAATAAAAGCTATGATTTAATAGATGTTGCTTTAGATTATAATTTAAATTTCTTTAGGTTCAACGTTCTAAAATACATTTGTAGAGCAGGGAAAAAAGAAAATGAAATACAAGACCTTGAAAAAGCAATAGATTATTTAGAAAGAGAAATTAAACATTTAAGAAAAGAACAAGCAAAATGGATAGAACTGAACAAGTAATAGTATTTGAAACACTTGAATTAGAATTTAGATTAACTCAGCTACTTAAGAAACGTGAACAACTGTATTTAAAAGGTGGTAATGATGAAAAGCTAAATGATAAAATAAGGTATGTACAAAACAGATTAAGAAGTAAGGGTAGCAATTAGCTACCTTTTTTCATTATGTTTGTTATTAAAAACATAAATAGCGATATTGTACATAATAACGTACAACATTTAAAATGTTAAAGTTTTACTAAAATGTATTTTGTATTAATAACTTGTTTATATTTGCTTATAATTTAAAAACAAAGACAATATGAAAGCAATTATCGAAATCAACTTAATGAATTTAAAAGGAACTATGTGGCCTGTTAAAAAATTTGAACACGGATTATATTTTATAGATTTTCCTTACTTTGATGATTATATAACTTTAACTTTTTTACCAAATCAATTAACAATAATTTAAAAACAAATAACAATGACAAAAACAGAAATTTTAACAGACCTTGAACTATCTTTAAACGTTGCTAATTCTATTGACAATGTTTATTTAAGAAACAAACTAACCAAAGTAAAGGATTCTTTAATATCTTTATGGAATACTGAAGATATGTACTATGAAGAAATTAGAAACGCTTTGCAAATGGATGAAACATTTGATAACTTAAACCAATTAAAAATTAGATAATGAAAATTACAACTTTAGACAATAAGATTTGGGACAAACAAGAAATCTTGGACAATATGTACAACGATGATTTCTACTACGGTTATTTGGGTAAACAAGCATTATCTTCATCTTCTTTAAAAATGGTGCTTAAATCGCCTAAAACGTATAAATACGTAACAAAGTATGGACAATCAGAAACGCAACCACTACGTGATGGTAAATTATTCCACACAATGATTTTAGAACCACACAAAATAGATGAACTTGTAATAGTTGATGTAGCTACAAAAGCAGCAAAAGCATACAAAGAAGCAAAGGCAGAAGGTAAAGAAGTATATACATCTTCTGAAATAAAAGATGCTGAACGTTTAGCTGATGCAATTTTAAAGAATGATGAAGCAGTACACTATATGAGTAAAGCACAATTTGAAGTTCCTGAAATAGCAATGATAGATGGAATACCATTTAGAGCAAAAGCAGATATACTACGTGAGAATATGATTGTAGATTTAAAAACTACTACCGGATTGAATGAATTTCGTTATTCAGCAGATAAATATAGCTACGACTTACAGGCTTATTTATATCGTGAAATGTTTGGTGTAGATGAATTTGTTTTTGTGTGTATAGACAAAGGTAGTTTAGATATTGGTATATTTGAATGTTCAGATGAATTTTACCAAAGAGGAAAAGAAAAGTTAGAGCAGGGAATTAGTAACTATAAATATTTCTTTGGAAAAGATAGCGATGTAGATTTGAATCAGTATGTATTACGTGGAATTTTATAAATAAAAAATTATGACATTAGAAATTTTTAATCAAATTAGAGTTTGGGCATTTAACAAAGGAATCTATAACAATTCAGATTCAAGAACACAATACCTAAAGCTACAAGAAGAAGCAGGTGAATTAGCAAAAGCATTACTGCACAAAGACCAAGAAGAAATAATAGATGCAATAGGTGATTGCATTGTGGTATTAACTAACATTGCACATTTAGAAGGATTAATTGTAGAAGATTGTATTGCTGCTGCATACGATGTTATTTCTAAACGTACCGGTAAGATGGAAAACGGAACATTTAAAAAAGATTAATGAAACAAATAACTGCTGAACATTACCAATTAGCTTTGTTTGAATACGAACAAGGTATGGCATTAGAAGAACTACGTGAGGTGATAAAACACTACGAAGATTTGGAACAATTTGAAATATGTCAGGGTGTACATTTAGCAGTAGAAGTTATAAGGTTTCATATATTATTTGATGAAGCAAAAAAGCAAGAAATAAAAACAAAGAAATTAAAATGGAAATCAACGAAAAAATCAAAGAATTAGTATTACAACAAACAAGCATTAACGTAGATGATACTACACGTACACGTGAGCAGGTAGAAGCACGTAGTTTATACTACACACTAATAAAAGAACTAACACCTAAAGCTACATTAAAACAAATAGGTAGTTCAGTAAATAAGAATCACGCTACAGTTATTCACGGATTGAATCAATGGGATATGCTTGTAAGATACAACCCAACACTAAACAAGTACAAGGAACGCATTTTAAAGATGTTTGAC